AAATATACTGCTCTGTTGAATGTAGAGAACTTGCAACAAAAGAAAAAATTGCTGCAAGGTATATGCAATCAAAAAGAGCAAAAAGAAAAGGAAAGACAAGACTTTGCAAGTCTTGCTCTATGCCACTCTCAATCTACAATGATTTTTCAGTGTGTTCATCTTGCTCTGTAAATCCAGACGCTGTGATCAAAGCAATTAAAAAGATTAAGGATAAGACAGATGGTAAAAAATAAGTGGGGGCTAGAAATAAAGCCACATAAGATTTGCGCCATTGACGCTAGTACAAACAGTCTTGCATTTGCTTTATTTTCTGGAGATGATCTTGAGTCTGTAGGAAAAATTAACTTTGAAGGAAACGATATATATGAAAAGGTTATGGATGCAGGGAAAAAAGTAAAAGCATTCTTTGATATATATGGTGGGTTTGAAGCAATAATTATTGAGCACACTGTATTTATGAATAGCCCTAAGACTGCTGCAGATCTTGCATTGGTACAGGGGGCAATCCTTGGATCAGCAGGACAAACTGGAACCAAGATTATAGGAAAGGTTTCTCCTATTACTTGGCAAAATTATATTGGTAATAAAAAAATATCAAAGGATGAGCAACTGTTTATTCGTTCTCAGCATCCAGGAAAATCTGTTTCTTGGTACAAGTCTTATGAAAGAAATATTCGTAAGGAGAGAACTATTAAGTTTATTAATACTATTTATGATAGATCAATTACTGATAACGATGTAGCAGATGCTTGCGGGATTGGGCACTGGGCACTAAAAAATTGGGGGAAAGCAATTGGAGTTGACAAATAACATCATGGCTGCTAAACTATATACATCAGAAGTCTTTATGCGTAAGAGATATCTTATGGATAAGAAGACTCCAGAAGAGATTGCAAAGGAATGTGGATGTTCTCTAGAGACTGTCTATGTTTACCTTGCTAAGTTTGGACTAAGGAAATCAAAACGATGAATAAATTTGAAAAAGCATTGATAGCACTTGCCGTTGCAGGTAGCGTTGGTTTTGCGTTTGCGTTTGCTGCGTTAAAGGGTATTCCAGAAACATTTGATTGGGAGTCTGACGAAGAGGAATCTTATGAGTGACAATCTAAACATAACAGTTGACCAAGTAAATAATCCACTGCACTACACATCAGACCCATCTGGTATTGAGTGTATTGAGATAACTCGTCATCGTAATTTTAATATTGGTAATGCTTTTAAATATCTTTGGAGAGCAGGACTTAAGGATGAGGCAAAGACCATACAAGATTTAGAGAAAGCAATCTTTTATATTAAAGATGAAATAAATAGACTAGAAGGCAAGTATGTCAACTGAAGACGATCTCGTTAAGCATCTTGACCAAGTCAACCTAGTAGTAGAAGAATACCTAAAAGGTAATGATCCAACAGTTATTTCTAAGCAACTTTCTATACCAAGACAAAAAGTTGTAACACTTATTAATGAATGGAAGGTTATGGCATCTGCAAATGATGCTATCCGTGCTCGTGCTAAAGAAGCATTAGCAGCAGCAGATACTCACTACAGCAAGTTGGTTTCTCGCACATACGAAGTTATTGATGAGGCATCAATGACAAATAATCTTAGTGCTAAAACTGCAGCAATCAAACTTGTGATGGACATTGAGTCTAAGCGTATTGACATGCTTCAAAAGGCTGGACTACTTGAGAATAAAGAACTTGCTGAAGAGATGATGGAAATTGAGAAGCGTCAAGAGATTCTTGTTCTTATCCTAAAAGACATTGCGTCAGAGTATCCACAGGTTCGTGATGAGATTATGCGTAGGCTTTCTGCATTTGCAAAAGACAATGAGGTGATTACAGTTGTCCACGATGTTCAATGAGTTTCTTGAAGCACTACAGGATGATCACTTTCAAGAGATGCCAGTAGACGCAAGAACATTTGTTGAGGGTGAAGCGTACCTTGGACAACCACCATTATCTGATATTCAGTACGATATTGTTGAGGCAATGAGCCAGATCTATCGTAAAGAAGATTTGATTAATATGATGGGTGAAGAAAAGGGCACTCAGTACTACAACAAGTACACAAAGAATGAAATCATCCTGCAACTTGGGAAGGGATCTGGAAAAGACTTTACATCAACCGTAGCATGCTCATACATCGTATATAAACTATTATGTTTAAAAGACCCAGCAAAGTATTTTGGTAAGCCCTCTGGAGATGCTATCGACCTAATCAATGTGGCTATTAACGCTCAACAAGCAAAGAATGTTTTCTTTAAAGGTTTTAAATCAAAGATCGAAAGATCGCCATGGTTTGCTGGAAAGTATTATGCAAAGGCTGACTCAATTGAGTTTGACAAATCTATTACCGTTTACTCTGGTCACTCAGAGCGTGAATCACATGAGGGACTAAACCTTCTGCTTGCAGTTCTTGATGAGATTTCTGGTTTCGCATCTGAAGTTGGAACAGGAAATGAGCAAGGAAAGACTGCTGATAATATCTACAAGGCTTTCCGTGGTTCAGTAGACTCTCGCTTCCCTGACCTTGGCAAGGTAGTTCTTTTATCATTCCCCCGTTATCCAGGTGACTTTATTTCAGAAAAGTATGATGATGTTGTTGCTGAAAAAGAAGTGGTAGAGAGAAGTCACAAGTTTACAATTAATCCACTACTACCAGAAGATAGCCCAGACAATAACTTTGAAATTTCGTGGGATGAAGATCAAATAATTTCATACAAATATCCAGGGGTATTCGCACTAAAAAGACCCACATGGGAAGTAAACCCTACACGCAAGATCGATGACTTTATGATTGCATTCATGACAGACCTTGGAGATGCTATGATGCGCTTTGCATGTGTACCAACCTTTGCTTCTGATGCATTCTTTAAGCAGGCAGACAAGGTAAGAGCATGTATGACATTAAGAAACCCTGTGGATAACTTTAGAAGATTTGACGATTCATTTAAGCCAGACCCAACAAAAAAATATTATGTACACGCTGACCTTGCACAGAAGCACGATAAGTGTGCGGTAGCCATTGCACATGTAGAAAAATGGGTAAACATACAGGTAATTAATAACTACGAACAGGTGGCACCAATTGTAGTAGTGGATGCAGTAGCATGGTGGGAGCCAAAGGTAGAAGGACCTGTTAATCTTTCTGAGGTAAAACAGTGGATTCAAAATCTTAGAAGGCTTGGGTTTGATATTGGAATGGTTTCCTTTGACCGTTGGCAATCATTTGATATTCAAAATGAATTGAAGCAGGTTGGAATGAAGACTGATACTGTTTCTGTTGCCAAGAAGCACTATGAGGATATGGCTATGCTTGTGTACGAGGAAAGACTTGCCATGCCTGCAATTGATTTATTGTTTGATGAACTAACCCAGTTAAAGATTATGAAAAATGATAGAGTTGACCACCCACGCAAAAAGTCAAAGGACTTGGCTGATGCTGTGTGTGGAGCAATATTTGGGGCAATATCACATACCCCAAAAAATATAGACACTGAAGTAGAGGTTCATACTTTTAAGGATAGACCAAAAACTCCAGAGGAGCAATTTGACTTAGAAAGTCGCAATGTGATACAATATAAACCTAGCCAAATAGAAGAAATAAAAGACTATTTGGACAGACTAAAAACACTATAAACAAGGAGAAATAAGTAATGAATTCATTCAAGAAAATCGCACTAGCCGTGGTTGCAGCCATGACTTTGGGCATGGTCGCAGTAGCACCTGCAAATGCTACAGTAATGACAGTAGCGGTAACGCTAGATGGAACAGCAAATACAACTAATGGTGTAATTGCTACCCCTGCCACATTGCCAGTACCAGCAGATAACACAATCGATGCAGCAGATGCACTACGCTTTGTGGCAACAGTAGCAGCAGGAACATCAGTTTCTGCAGTAGCAACTAACGCAACAATCGTATCAGCACTACACACATCAGCAGCACCAGTCGGAGCATCGTCAGGATCATCATCTTTGACAATTGCAACAGGAACTGGAACAACTGCAACATTCTTTGTCTACACAAAGACAACAGCAATTGGAACCGTTGTAATTAACAATGGTGGAACAACTCTTACATACTATGTACAGGGTACTGCTGGCAAGATCAACAACCTAACAGTTTCAGCACCTTCAGCAGGTGCAGCAGGAACTAAGCAGGATATAGTTGTAACTGCAACAGATGCATTTGGCAACAAGGTATCTGGCAAGTCAATTACAGCAACCGTATTTGCTTCAACAGCAGTTATGGATACAGCAACAGTAACAACTGGTGCTACTCTAACAGACTTTGGAACAGCAACCTTTAAGGCTACTCTTCCAACAACAGGAACACGCTCACTAATTACTTTTGCACCAACAACATCATCAGATGCAGTTGCAGCAGCAGTAGTTGGTTTGACTGCTCCAACACTTGCACCATTCGCAGAGATTGCAGTTCGTGATCTAGTATCAGAACTTGCTGCACAGACTGCTGCAAAGATTGCTGCAGAGAATGCTCTTGCTGCTGCCGTTGCTAAGGCTGCAGCCGATGCTGCTGCTGCAAAGGTTGCTTCAGATGCAGCACTTGCTGCTAAGAATGCAGAACTTGCAAAGTTCAAGGACGACACAACAACAGCAGTTGCTCAGGCAAAGGCTGCTTCAGATAAGGCACTTGCAGATGCAAAGGTAGCATCAGATGCTGCTCTTGCTGCTAAGGATGCACAGATTGCTAAGTTGACTGCAGATAATGCAGCAGCACTTTCTTCTTTGAAGAAGTCATTCAATGCACTTGCTACAAAGTGGAACAAGAAGAATCCAAAGGCTAAGGTTACTCTAGTTAAGTAATTAGTCCAACATTAAAGGGGTTACCAATTACGGTAGCCCCTTTTTTGTGCAATAAAATGGTATAATCATCCTATCAGACATGTCGTCTGCAAGGGGGAAAGGTAATTAAACGACTACTAAGAATAGTAACAGCCACAGTTCTAGCCTTTGGCTGGCTACTTATAGCCCCCCAGGAAGCCCACTCTGATGATCCACTCACAGTAGCATCCCAAGAAATACAGAAACTTAACGATAGCGTAGATGACCTTGGCTATCAAGATGATTTTATAGATCTTATAGAGATAGCAGAAAATAAGTTTGCCTCAGCCACAAATGCGAAGGAACTTAAAGATGATGCCTATGATGCCCACGAAGATGCAGTAGAAGCAGAAGCCACAGCCTTAGAAGTAAAGAACCTTGCCCAGTCAAATGTGGATGGGCAGACAGCCACAGTAGCCTTGGCCCTTGAACATAAAGACAACGCTCTTGAAGAAAAGAATGATGCTCAAGATGCACTCAGCATAGCCAATATTAATGTTCAAACCACACAATCTAATATGCAGAGTGCTGGGGGAACAGGTTTGGCATACACTGTTTATACTCTTGTTAGGCAGGGTAATGTTGCTACCCCAGGATCTGTTCTTTGTTCTGGCACCTGGAACTCAAGCAGTATGCAACTTCCAGTTTGCGGTAATAGATACGAAAACCTTATAGTTAAATTTACTGGACAGATAACAGTCCCTTCATGGTTTACACAAACCTACTTTGCAGGATATACGGATGATGGTTTTAGAATGTATGTTGACGGTCAACTTGCTGTTGATAACTGGGTAGAGCAAGGGACAACTTGGAGCGATTACTCTCCCGTATATGATGTTAGTGAAGACAAAACCTTAGATGTAGAAATATGGTGGTACAACGGAGGAGGCCCTGGATCCTACCTTCTTGGATGGGCAATTCCTGGAGGATGGACTGGAGCAGGTTGTGACTATGCTGGAAATCCAAGAGTATGGGGACAAAACTTTAGTTGTAATCTTAATACATTTTCTTCTGGATCAGGACCAACTCAATCACAAATAAATGCTTACAATGATGCTGTTGCAGCACAGGCTATAGCACAAACAAACTATAACAATAAATTGGCAGTATACAATGACAAACTAAGCGTATACAACTCTGAGAATACAACACTGTCATCAATGAATCAGGTTTTGCAAACTAAGACACAGGAACATCTTGATGCCGTTGCAGATACAGAAGATGCTTTAGAGTTAAAGAATAGCAAAATACAAATATATAATCAATCAATAACTGATTTAAATAATGCTATTGATGATGCATGGCGTTACTATGATTATCAACTACAAAGAGAAATTCAGTCTGCCATTGCTCAAGCAGCAGCCAACGCTGCAGCCAATCAGCCTACTCCAGAACCCACACCAGAACCTTCTCCAGAACCAACCGAAGAGCCAACAGATGAACCAACTCCAGAGCCTTCGCCAGACCCAACTGATGAGCCTACAGATGAACCAACGCCTGAACCTACCCCAGAGCCATCACCAGAGCCTACAGTAGACCCTACAGATGAGCCTACACCTGAACCTACCCCAGAAGTTACCCCAGATCCAGAACCAACTGAAGAGCCAGTTGTAGAACCTACTGAAGAACCTACACCAGAACCTTCACCAGAGCCTGGACCAGATCCAGAGCCAGAAGATAATCCCTGGACTGAACCAGATGCAGAAATTAAAGATGAAGTGTTAGCAGCCCTCATTCCTGAAAAGGGTACAGGAACAGCAGAAGATTTATCTGGAGTTATTGCTAACCTTACAAGCAAGGATAATAAGTTAGTTACTCTTTCCCCTGAACAAGTAACAGCAGTTAGTCAGACACTTAGAGCATTGACACAAGAAGCAAAAGTAGAGGTTGCAGAAGACCTTGGTATTAAGCCGTCAGAAGTTGCACAGATTGCTGAGCAGATGAAGTCTAACCCAGCACTTGCTGAAGCATTTGTTGAGTTTACTGACAGAGCAGAATCAGCAGGGGATACACCAATGCCATTTACATTAGCAGATGCAGTAACAGAAGTACAGACAGAAGCATTTTTAGCAGATCCACTTGGTGCAGTATTTGAAGTGGATGTTACAGAACTCCTATCCAATTTTTCTGAGTTGGGTATGGACATGACAGACGATCAGAGAGAGAAAGCCCAGGAAGTCATTATCCCAGTAATCATTGTTTCACAGATTGCAAATGTAATGATTGGGATGAGGAGGTAATATGAAAATAATAACAAAGGTTGTGAAGGGATTCTTCACATGGCTAAAAGATGCAGGGGTGGAGATAATCGCACAAGCCTTTACCCTCCTTGGCTTCTTTATTGCATGGTTAACATTAACGGGATCAGCAAGAGACATAGTTGGTATTGCAGTACTTGCAACCACAGTAATCTGGCTAATTACAATCCCACTAAGAAAGGAGGACTAAATATGGCAACTAAAAAGGTAGTAGAGCCTCCTAAGAAGGAGCACCCACAAAAGGCAATCACTAATATCTTGATGAGAATCGTAGCAGTCTTTGCAGCATCTGGTCTATCAGTACTTGGTGCTGGAGCAGTAGTAGGAATTGACACAGTGCAGGCAGTATTCTTAGCAGGACTATTAGGCGTAGCAACAGTCATTGAAAGACTGGCAAGGGCTTTTTTGGACGATGGAAAACTCACATTGGCAGAGATCAATGATGCGTTTAAGACGGTAGACAAAAAGGCTAATTAGTCATTATTGAAGGTAGTTGACAGCCCTCTCTGGGCAATGGTATACTTGAGTATCACCTATCTGGAGAGGGCTCTGTCATGACCTGTATTGCAGTTGTACGCCATGAAGATAAAATTTACATGGCTGGAGATCGTGGGGCATCAGATGATGGCACCATTCTAGCACTTGAAGCACCAAAGGTTTGGAAGATAGGTCCTTATCTTATTGGTTACGCTGGATCAATGGACGGAGAAAGAATCCGTTATAACTTTAAGCCAACACCACCTAACATTAAAGACACAGACAAGTTTATGCAGACAAGATTTATTAAAGAACTAAAAGAATTTTACAACGAGTTCTGGGTTGATACATCAAAAGATGGAGACCTTGGTTTAATTATTGCAGTTCGTGGAAACATCTATGAGCATAGTTCTGCGGACATGTCTTTATCTAAGTATACACTCCCATACCTTGCTATGGGGTCTGGAGCAGAGTATGCATATGGAGTTTTATATGCAACAGATAAGCAGAAAAATGCAAGGAATAGAGTAGTCCAAGCAGTAAATGCTGCAATTAAATTTAACCCATCATGCATGGGCCCAGTTGACATCGTCAGTCTATAGGAGTATACTTAGTATATGAGCGAAGAATTTGAAGAGATCCTAAAGGACATTCAGAACATAGAATCAGACTTTGACGAGTTTGAAATCTGGCTTGAAAACGGTATTGAACGGGGATGGGTAACTGAACCGTTCTGCAATACACATGAGGGTGATCCCTATATGACAGACGAAGAACAACAAGAATGGGAAGAGGGCGGAGACCCTTGCCAAGTAGTTTTAAAAATCAAACAATAAAAAACAAGGAGAATAAAATGAAGAAAACACTACTAGCACTACTATCAATTGCAATTGCATTTACAGCAGTTGCACCAGCACAAGCACAAGATGAAAGAGTCTTAGCGATTATTGACTCTGCTATTAACTCAAATAACTTTCCATCAATTATTCATGAGGTCTGCTTTACAACTGTAAAGTCAACAACCCCAAAAGAAAATATGTCTTGTCCTAACGGAGAACTGTTTATGGAAGGAAAGGGAGCAGCATCTGCACCTTGGCCAGTGTCTGTAAACAATGCAACCTACCATGGAGACTCTATGGTAAAGGCTGCCCTAACAGTAAATCCAAATCTAAAGATTGTCTTTGTTAGATTTAACGATGTCACAAGTCTTGGAAACTCACGAGGAGATGTGAAAGCATTGGCTTCAGCAATTAATTGGGTATCACAAAATGCAGCAAAGTACAGCATTGATGCTTTGTCAATTAGTCAGTCGACAGTAAGTACAGGAAACCTTGCACTATGCTCAACAGATAAAGTTGTTATTAATGCAGTAGCATCATTAAACACTAATAACATTCCAGTTTTTGTTGCAACAGGAAATGATCGTCGACGAGATGTTGTGGGATTCCCTTCATGTGTTAATGGTGTAATCGGCGTGGGAGCACTAGGTAATGCAACACAACTAGAGGCAGCAACAAACACAGGTCCTGGACTTGACATGGTTGCACTTGGCAAGGTACGCATTACTAAGTATAACGGTTCTCCAACAGATACTGCTGGTAGTTCTGTAGCAACTGTAGTATCTGCAGCATCTTACGTAAATCGCAACACATTTAAAACATTTGGTGAGTATCTCACATCTCTTCCAAAGATTTTAATTGGCACTGCATCATACATTCGTAACTAAATAATAGTCCTAGGCATGACTTTAAACTGCCCCATTGCCCTATAACTCAGTTGGTAGAGTGCCGAACTGTTAATTCGGATGCCCCTGGATCGAGGCCAGGTGGGGCAGCGTGATACAATATATAAAGACTTAAAAGGAGGCTAAGTGATACCTGTATTATCTATTCCAGTATTAAATAGGTATGATCTGTTAGAGGAAAGCCTAAAGTCAATAGATTTTCCAATCAAAGAAGTTTTAATAATAAATAATGGTTTAGAAAATTATGTTCCCAGCAGAACAGATTTAAATATTAGAGTTTTAAACCTTCCATCAAACCTGGGAATGTCTGGTTCTTGGAATCTAACCATCAAACTATACCCTCATGAAAAGTATTGGGTGTTTACTTCGGCAGACACATATTGGATTCCAGGATCATTAAAGTTATTATCTGAAATTAGCAAAGAGTCCTCTTTAGTAACATCAAGCGAGGGCTTTAGTTGTTTTTCTATTGGAGAAGATGTGATAAGGCAGGTTGGATTGTTTGATGAACGCTTCTACCCATATTTATTTGAAGACGATGACTATCGTGAAAGACTTTTTCGTGTAATGAAACAAGAAAATGGAAAGCACTTATCCTTTGATAATAAGTATTTTAATGTTGTTAGCCCTAGCGGAGCAGGTACAACAGTGGAAAGTGATAAACAATTAAAAGAAAAATTTGGAAAAACAAGTTTATATAATAAAAAATACTATATGCTAAAAAAAAGTCAAAACTTTGAGATCCCTGGTTATTGGGATTTAGAAATAAGAAGGTCTCAAGAATGGCTATAATTGGAGTACTGCCAGCGTCTGGAAGGTCATCAAGAGTTGGTGGCATACCAAAATTTTGCTTACCAATATCTGATGAAAGGTCTTTGCTACAGTGGCATGTAGAACAAATGCTTGAGTTCTGTGATGAAGTTCGTGTATCTACAAGATCTGAATGGGTTCCAATTGTTGAAAATATGGATATGAATATTAAACTTATTGTTCATGAGCCATCAACAATGTCTGAGGCAATTAAGTTTATGATCGGAGACTATAACGACACTGTTTTGGTTGGAATGCCAGACACCTATATTCTTAATGCTCAAGGGAATATATATAAAGAAATGTTTAAAGAAACCAATGCAGACTTAGTGCTTGGTATTTGGGAATGTGGGGATGATCTAAAAGGTCGTGTAGGGCAAGTTCAGGTTTCAGGAGACAAGGTCTTATCTTCAGAAGACAAAAAAGATGATTGTGACTACCCAGATATGTGGGGGACAATGTTGTTTCGTAAAAATATGATCAGATATTTGAATCCAGACTTAGAGCATCCAGGAAAACAGATACAGGAGTGGATTGATATGAATCTAGATATTAGGGCTGTAAAGCCAGGTGGAAAATATATGGACATAGGAACACTCAAAGGACTAAAGCAGTTGTATAAAAGTATGGACAATTAGTTATCAAAATGTTATAATCTAAAAGAAACAAGATCGTGCCACTCTGCCAGCGTAAAATAAGCAATAAAATGTGCTATAATATAGTCATGAGATCAATATATGACATCCAATTAAACTCAGCAGAAGGCACTCCGAACCATCTTGACCAATATAAGGGCAAGGTTACATTGGTTGCGAATACTACAGTCGGTTGTGGAAACGCCAACCAACTAGAGGTTCTTCAGATGCTTCAAGACAAGTACAACAGTGAAGACTTTGAGATTATTGCCATACCAACAAATGATTATTGTGGTCCAGGAGTTACTAAGGGAAAGTGGTCACAAGGAATTACTTGCGGTCTAGACTCAAAGGCGTATGGAGAAGAAGTTTACAACACAACTTTCAAGTACTCAGAGATGGTTTCTTCAGTTCCTCATGAGTTATTAAATGAAGTATTAGAAAATGGACTAGGTACTGGAACTAACGGACTAGGACAGCCAACGCTACCACCTCACGAAGTATATGCAGAAATTTCATCACAAATGGATCAGTTGCGATCAATGAGAGATTCTCTAGAGGATGGAAATGTTGAAGGAAAATTTAAGTCACCTTGGTTAAACATTGGATTCTATGATGGAGTGCAAATGGGTGGTAACTACGAGAAGTACTTAATTGATAAAGATGGATATGTGATGAAGCACTTTACATGCACAGTCCTAAACTATGACATCGAAAAAACTCTAAAAGAGGCAATGATTGCAGAAGGAAAGAGCCCAGCAATGGGACCTGATAGATCTCCAGAAATCTTTGAAGAAGAGTTTGCATTTGTTTGTTCTGAAATTGAAAAGGCTATTGCGGGAGCAAAGTCTGCTCTTAATCCATCCCTAGTAAAAATATAATATATCCCCCTGTTGACAGACATGCTATTGTTCTGATATAATAGAACTACATGTCAATAAGGAGGCATATCATGGCAGCAAAAGGTAGTCTAGAAGCAATCATTGAGGTTGCAAAGAAAGAGTTGGGCACAATAGAAGGCCCAAAAGATAACGAAACAAAGTATGGTGCATGGATTAAGGTTAACTTCCAGCCATGGTGCCAATCTTTTGTTTCTTGGTGTGCATTTACATCAGGCGTAAAGTCATTCCCTAAGTCTGCATCAACAGTTCAGGCATCAGACTGGTTTAAGAAGAATGAGCGTTGGTCAGATGCTCGTAATGATGATCCACAAGCAGGAGACTGGATCTATTTTGATTTTCCAGATGATGGTGTAAATCGTATTTCACATGTTGGTCTTTGCATTAAGAACAATGGCGATGGAACAATCCAAGTTATTGAAGGAAACACTTCAGGAACTGCAAAGGGAGATCAGCGCAACGGAGGAATGTGCGTAGAGAAGACTCGTGCATATGTAAAAAACAACAAGAAGAAGTTAGTTAATGCTGTAGTTGGTTGGGGCCGTCCAGTTTATACTGGAGAAGAGAATGCTCCACTACTAAACAAGTTAGCAGCAACACCTGTTAAGACTACAACTGCAGATGCTGCAAAGAAATCAGCAAAGCCAGCAGTAAAGAAGTCATCTGGTGGCGGAGGAAAGGGACCTGTGGCACTATAATGGAATCTAAAAAGAAATCAGTACTAAAAACAATCAGTTGGCCATTTGTACATTTTACTTTTGTTGCTGGAATTTTATTTGCAGCAAGCCATATAATTTATGGTGAGGCTGAATGGGAGTATGTTGGACTATACGCACTTTCATACATGGCATTAGAAATGACATTCTATTACCTACATGAGAGAGTCTGGGCTAAATTTGGAAAGGGAATTAAATAATGCGTATTAAAATAATTAGGTTTGTTGTTAAAGCACTTGGCTATGACTGGGGTGGCGATAATCTTAACGCACCTGTTTGGACAGTAAAAGCAAAAAAGAAGAAGTAGCCTATGGCACTGTACGAATATGATTGTATGCCATGTGCACAAAGATTTACCAAAGAAAGATCTATTCAAGAAAACGATCCTGGATATAAATGTGAAACTTGCAATTCACCTCTAGTTCGTGTATACTCTAATGTAGGAGCAGTATTCAACGGTAGTGGATTTTATTCCACTGATAACAGAAAGCGGTAGTATAATGTTTAGTATGATCAAAGACAAGGCTGAAGAAAAAGAATGGACACTTACACCCCTTGATCGTTGTGATCGATGCAACGCAGAGGCACTAGTCAAGGTTACTGGAATAACTGGAGATTTATTCTTCTGTGGTCACCACTACAATAAAATCATGGCTATTCCAGATGGCTACAATAGCATGATGTCATTTATGATCAGTGTTATTGATGAGCGAGAAAAACTAGCACAGTAATGAAGATTCATTACATGTTGAGGGATCAGCATAAAAATGTACAAGAACTAAAAGATCTTTCTAGCAAACTAGAGGATTCTGGATATAAGTCAGTCTTGCTAACTTTTCATTCACAACAAGGAGACTACTTTATAAAGTCTGCAGCAGCATTAATTCCAGGAAATAAATTAAAGTACATGATTGCTTTAAGGCCATACCACGTAAGTGCTCAGTATGCTGGAATGATGACTATAGGATATGACCAAATAGATAGCAACAGACTCGTGTTTAACTGGGTGGCTGGTGATTTTCATCAAAGAGAAGATGAGCCAGATTTAGAGTTTGACATCTTTGGGGAATCAGAGTCAGTTGATAGCATTCAAAAAAGAACTACATACTTGAGAAATTTTGTAAACATGTACAAAATGTATTGCCCAACAAAAATAAGACCACCAATGGTTTTTAGTGGTTTTTCTGACTACTCTTTAGAGACTGTCAGAATGTTTAATGGTACTTCTTTGTGTATGCTAGACACATACAGAGAAAATCTAGAAAAGTTTGATGGCATTAAAAACCGAATGGTCAGTGCTAATGTAACCATTTTAGAATCAGATGAAGATATTAAAGAGTATGAAGAAAGTTCACTTGCGCTTAACCCTAGGTCCTTAAAGTGGTCAATAATTGGAAATTATCAAACAGTTAAACAACAAATAATTGATCTTAAGGATGAAGGGATAACTGATCTATTGTTGTTCACTAACACAACTAACTTTAAAGATGAATGGAACCAGAACAACGATACGATGGTACATAAACTTGTTAAAGAAATAAATAGTGAGTCTGAACAAGATGATAATTAAAGGGAAAAAGTATGGTTCAGTCTTGTTTGTTCACATACCAAAAACTGCAGGCTCTTCAATTTCTAAAATATTAGATGAAAACAATTTGGATAACTGGAAGAGAGAATGGCCAAGGCATCATGACCCATACTCATATTTAAAAGAGGCAAATTTAATAGATGAAAAAGTATTTTCTTTTGCTGTTGTAAGAAATCCATACACAAGAACCTACAGTTGTTACAAGCAGTACAACAAAACTAATCAAACAAACATATCTTTTGCACAATATCTAGACAACATTAAGCAAGGAAAAATATCTACAATAAGCCCACTGCTACACATACCCCAGTCTTTTTATATTATGGATCAGGACATCCTTCAAGTAGAAAGACTTTATAAGTTTGAAAACCTAAAAGAGTTAGAGGATGAACTCGGCTGGGAACTTGGATTTTACAATGTAGGCAACTATGTGGTAGAATCATATATACAAGAATATTCAGATGAGGCAATAAAAATGGTTCAGGATTTCTACAGTTCTGACTTTATTAACTTTGGATATTCTAAAGATTTTAATCAGACCCTGGAGGCAAAATGAGAAAGACGCTAGAAGACTTTAACTTTAAGCAACACAGTAAGTATGATGTTGAGCCCATCAAAAACTATATAGATAGTTTTTCTGACGAGTGGTTTATCAATACATCAAGACAAGATAACTACTATGTTCATAAAGATACTAACTCATACTTTGTCTATACCGCAGATCTTATGTGGAAAGAAGGAGAAGAATTTTCTACTCAGAAAACATCTAATGATACTGGGCTGCTTGAAATTCTTGAGCCAATAATCTCAGACCTTGAAAGAATCCACAAGGGTGTCAGAGGTATGGTCCTTTTGATTAAGTTAAAAGCAGGTCAAGATATAGCACATCATCATGATGCAGGAGACTATCTAATGCTTTCAAGAAGAAACCACATCCCAGTAGTTACTTCTGACAGTGTATTCTTTGGTGTAGGAGATGATAGGGTTAAGATGGGCACTGGAGAATGTTGGGAAATAAACAACTCAAGAACTCACTATGTAAATAATGGCAGTGAAATAGATAGGGTACATTTGTTAATTGACATTATGCCAAACACAGAGATAGGGAAAAAATGATTATTCAGATTATTGGTCTGCCAGGTGCAGGCAAGACAGAGTTGGCCAAGGCACTCAAAGAAAGAATTAACGCTATCCATCTTAATGCAGATGAGGTTCGTGCAACAGTAAACTCAGATCTAGGTTTTAGCCCTGAAGACAGAATTGAACAGGCAAGACGTATGGGAGACATGGCTAGACTTATTTCTAAGCAGGGAGTTGCTCCAGTGATAGTTGATTTCGTATGCCCAACTGATCTAACCCGTGCAGCCTTTGGTAAGCCAGATATTTTAATTTGGGTAGACAGAATTGAGTCTGGAAGATTTGAAGATACAAACAAGATGTGGGAAGACCCAGAGTCATGTGATGTCAGAATCCCCTGTGGGATGACAGTAGAAGAAGAGGCTGACCTTATCATTGCTGCTTGCCAGTTACACGACTGGACAGCCCCTACAACCCTTATGCTGGGCAGATATCAGCCATGGCATGAAGGACATCACGCTCTTTACAAAGAGGCAGGGAAAAGAACAGAGCAGGTACTTCTTGGGGTTCGTAATACCTACAACACAAGCGAGAAGGATCCACTTAAGTTTGATCAGGTAAAAGAGTATATTGCCAAAGATGAATTTATGGATGGTGCATTAGTATTAAGACTACCTAACATTACTAACATTGTATATGGCAGAGATGTCGGATATAAGATTGAACAAGTAGATTTGGGGGCAGACATTCATGCTATATCGGCTACGCAAAAGCGTAAAGAGATGGGTATCTAAGGTTTGGAACATAATCAGTAAAGGTCCTAAAAATATGGAGTGGCCAGCATGAATGTATCTAAACAAAGATCAGCATTAAAGGCCATTACCTGGCGTATAATTGGAACAGCAGATACATTTGCTATTGCTTGGCTTATAACCAAAGAACCAGTTACAGCAGGTGCAATCGCAAGTTTCGAGGTAGTTACAAAAACAATCCTTTATTACTTCCATGAGCGTGGTTGGAATAAGGTTAAATGGGGGAGAAAGTAATGACAAAGAATATAGTTGTTGTTGGTGGTGGAAGTGCTGGATGGCTTACTGCACTTAAAGCCCAAAGATCATACCCAGACCTAAACATAACTGTTATTGAGTCAACAGAAATAGGAATCTTGGGAGCAGGAGAAGGGTCAACCCCATACCTTGCAGATTTCTTTGACCATTTAAATATTCCTTTGTCTGACCTAATAAAAAATTGTGATGCAACTATTAAAAATGGAATCAAGTTTACAAATTGGAACAATGATGGAGAGTTTTATTACCATGGTTTTTCTACAACAGATAGGTCGCTAGGCTTTGATGCTGTGTACGATAGGTATCTTTCTAATAGCCCTCTTATTGCAGCAAGCATTGCTTTAAATAATAGCGTAAAGAAGATAGACTTTACAGAAAAAATTTCAGAAGCAAATAAAGTCCCCTTTACTTTGGAAGCAAACAAGAGAGATTTCGGATTTGTATCTAAAAAAGATCCTATAGATGATTATAAAAAAATAGGAAATATTTCTATACATTTTAATGCTACCAAACTAGCAAATAGACTAAAAGAAATAGGAAAAGAAAGAGGAATTAAAGTAGTTGATGGCACAATAAAAAATGTCTCACTAGATAAAGATAACTATGTAAATGGTTTAACTTTAGAAAATGATGAAAAGATTATGTGTGATTTTGTTTTTGATTGTAGCGGATTTCACAGGCTAATCATTGGAAAAGTATATGACTCTAAATGGAAAAGTTATAAAGATTTTCTTCCAGTAGATTCTGCTGTTCCATTTTTTGTTGAGATGACAGATAAGATTCCATCCTACACAGAAGCAATTGCTATGAAATACGGATGGATGTGGAAGATTCCACTCCAGAACAGGTTTGGTTGTGGGTATGTCTACGACTCATCCCTTATCTCTGAAGAAGCAGCAGTGAAAGAGATAGAAGAGTTCTTAGGCTATGAGCCAACCTATCCAAGAAAAGACAAGGGTGGCTTTAAGTTTAATGCTGGATGCTATGAAGAGCCCTGGATCAACAACTGTGTTGCAGTAGGCCTTGCAGCAAACTTTGTTGAGCCACTAGAAGCAACATCAATTTGGGTTAGCATTGTAGAGTTGACACAGATATTTGACAATCCGCTATGGCTATTCGAGAACTCGAAAGAGATAAGACAAG